TGACTCAAATAATAAATTATTAAATTATACAATCACTAAAAGAGAAACTGTTGTTAATGGAACAACAAAAGTATTTAAAAAAGTTATAACACCTAATGATGTTAGACCTTTTTATGAATTATTCTTACCGGATAAAAATGTTTTAGGTGTGACTAGTGTATTATTAAAAGATAGTACACAATATACTAATATACCTTCAGTTCAAGAATTTTTAGGTTTAGATAATAGATGGTATGAAGTGGATGCGTTAGCTGAGGACAGAGTGTTTGTAGAAGACCCTACAAAAGTTTCGGATTCTCCGGGAATTAAGGTTGGAAAATATATTCAAACAAGTACAAAGTTTATCACTGAGTTTACACCTGAAGGGTTTCTTAAAGTTACTTTTGGTGGAGGTTCCCAATCAGCTGATGAACAATTAAGAGAATTTGCAAGAGACGGATTCCAATTAAATTTATATAAATATTCAAATAACTTAGCGTTAGGTAGTACGTTAAAACCTAATACAACAATATTCATTCAATATAGAGTAGGTGGTGGTGTAGGTAGTAATATTGGGGTTAACGCTATTACTCAAATTGGTACAGTTTCATTCTTTGTTAATGGACCATCTGATAGTGTTAACACAACTGTAGTTAACTCATTAAGATGTACTAATGTGACTGCGGCTATTGGTGGGGCTAATTTCCCAACAACAGAAGAAGTTAGAAATTTAGTATCCTATAATTTTGCTGCTCAAAAAAGAGCGGTAACAGTAAACGACTATGATTCTATAATTAGAACGATGCCGTCACAATTTGGTGCTCCTGCCAAAGTATCAATAACTGAAAATAATAACAAGATAATTGTTCAAATGTTATCTTATGATGAAACAGGTCGATTAACAGAAGTAATCTCAAATACTTTAAAAAATAATGTTGCAAATTACCTGTCAAATTATCGTATGATAAATGATTATGTATCAATACAAAGTGCAAATGTTATTGATTTAAGTTTTAATATTGATGTGGTGTTAGATAGTACTCAAAATCAAGGTACGGTAATTTCTCAAATAATAACTATTGTTTCTGATTATTTTGAACCAATTAATAGACAATTAGGCGAGAATGTTAATATATCTGAATTAAGAAGATTAATTCAAAGTGAAAATGGTGTTATTTCATTATCGGAAATTCAAGTGTTTAATCAAGTTGGTGGACAATACTCGTCTTCACAAACATCACAAAGATATCTTGATAGTGCAACTAAACAAATTGAATTAATTGATGAAACAATTTTTGCTCAACCAAATCAAACTTATCAAATTAAATATCCAAACAAAGATATTAATATTAGAGTTAAAAATTTAAAAACTGTTAATTTCTCGTAATAATTTATTTTGAAATATAATGAATTATCTTTTAAAAATAGTGTATAAACTATTTATTTAAAAAGATAACAAATGTCAAAGTCATACAGAATAAGAACTAAGGTTGGTGTTGATACTTCTTTAAAGGTATTAATCGAACAAGAATTCGAACATTTAGAAATTTTATCCCTAAAAATATTACAAAGTGATATCTATACACGACAATGTGCCGACTATGGTGTGGTTGTTGGTCGTGTTAGTGTTAATAATGGATTTGGTCTCCCAAACGCTAAAGTTTCTATCTTTTTACCATTAGATAGTGTAGACCAAACCAACCCAATTATATCTGAATTATATCCATATAAAACATTACTTGATAATAATGATGATGGATATCGTTATAATTTATTACCTTATGTTAAATCATATAGTGCTCACGTACCAACCGGAACATTTTTTACTAGAAATGATGTTTTAACAAATCCAACTCTTATTGAAGTTTACGACAAATATTATAAATATAATGCTACAACTAATGAAAGTGGGGATTTTATGATATTTGGTGTACCTGTAGGTTCTCATACTATTGTAATGGATGTTGATTTATCTGATATTGGTGAATTTTCATTATCACCACAAGATTTAATTAGAATGGGGTTGGCAACTGAAGCTCAAGTTGCCGGAACAAATTTTAAATCATCTAATAATTTACGTGAATTACCTCAGATTGTCAACTTAACAAAATCTATTGAAGTTGAACCTTTATGGGGTCAACCTGAAATTTGTAATTTAGGTATTACAAGAACAGATTTTGATTTAAGTAGTGAGGCAAAAATTGACATTAGACCAACATCTGTGTTTATGGGGTCAATAATATCCGGACCAAATAGTAGTGCTGTTTCGTCCGGATGTAGGCCACCTAATAGGTCAGGACAATTGTGTGATTTAACGGTAGGTCCGGGTGAAATATTGGCAATTAGACAAACCATTCAACAAGATAGTAATGGAAGACCAATTTTAGAGAATTTTACTTTAGAAGGTGGTGGTAAAGTTATTGACGAAAATGGAACTTGGTTAATTGATGTTCCTATGAACTTGGATTATTTTGTTACTAATGAGTTTGGTGAACAAGTATTATCTAATGACCCTGAAGTGGGTATTCCAACAAAAGGAAAATATCGATTTAAAGTTAAATGGAATCAATCACCGTCATTAAGTGAAACTACAAGACGGGCATATTTTTTAGTTCCAAATATTAAAGAGCATAAAACTCCAAATATTGACGAATCATATGCTTTTAGTGTTGATTGGAATGATTATGCTGACCCAACAAATATTAACGCTGGGCAAATCATTCAAGAAGCTATAGATTGTGAAGATAGATTTTATATGATGCAATATAATAAGGTGTATACGGTCTCTCAATTTATTAGTGGAATAAGAAAAGGTAGTGGGTCTGAAAGATTTGTTGGTATTAAAAATATTTTAGATGAAACTTGTAGTGGATTAAATAATAGATTTCCAACCAACGACGGCAATTTTAAATTTGATATTTTATATATCATTTTTTACTTTTTTAGTATATTATTAACTCCTATATTTTTTGCGTTATTACTTTTATTACATATTTTATACTTTGTTGTTTGGATATTAAGAGTTTTATTTGTACCGGGTCTTATAATTTATTTTGGTATTTTAGCGATTAACGCTTTTGTTGGTGCTTTCGCTGTTGGTTTTGGAGCTACTTTTAGTGCGGGTGTTTTTGCTATGGGTCTAACATATTTGTTAGTGGTGGTTTTATTAATTTTAATTGAAGTACAATTGTTAAAAATAAAATTATCAGGTGTTAAGGTTCCTATTTTAACATATCCTGAATGTGATTTATGTTCTTGTAGTCCTGAATCAGAGGTAAATGAGGATATTGGTGCTGATGTAGGTGCTGACCAAGGAAATGATAACACTAATAAAGTTGTACCTTGTCAATCAATTTCATCGGATACTGATATAACTTCTATAACTTTACAAGAAGGTATCTTACCATTATTTAATATTGGAACATTTGAAATTCCTGTTAGAAGTCCAAATGACCCTGACGCTTATGCACCTGAAAGAGCTCAGGTTTATCAACAAAATTTTACCGGTCTTATTTATGATAATCAATATGGTTCTAATAATATTGGTGCTCCTTATATGAAATATGTTCTTACAGGTGAAGACGGAATTGCGTGTGAGAACAGATGGATTTATACTTTAGCAATACCATTAGCCGATAGAATAAATTTATTTAATGTTAAAGCTAAATATTTTAATAGTGGTACCACTAATCCGGGTGGAGGTGTCAATATAATTTCAGTAAATTTTGAACCCACTCAATCGGTAAAAACACATACAGATAATACAATAGTTATTTTGTGTAACAAAGAAACAATTCAAAGTTTAACACCAGGTCAATTAATTGCGTTTCAAGACCCAACAAATAGTGGTGATATTAATATGACCGGTGGAATTTTAAATGTTTATGGTAACAATGCTATTACGGGAACAACATTTACCGGTCAAACAAATATTACAATAAATTACTCTAACCCTACAGGTTCAGGTAATTTATCACAAACTTACGCTATCAATATAAGTGCTGATACGACAAATAATTTTCACAAATTTCCAACGGATGTTGAATATTTTCAGGTTATAACGGCTATGACTTATAATCAGTTTAGTGGTCAGTGTCAAACACAATTTCCAAATTCATTAAACCAAAGATATATTAACAATACAATAAAAATGGGTGAATCAGGATATGCTTGTAACTCCCCTCAAGTGGCTTATAATAATAATTTTAACCCATTAGATTTCATCGAAAACGTAAATGAAATTTGTGTTTTAATAATGAATAGAGGTGTTGACCCGTATACACCAAAAGTACCGATAAAATATGGGTTAGGTAGATTATTTGGTCGTACTAATTTAGATGATATTGTTGTTAGTGGTAATTATCATTTAAATATACCTATACAGGGTAAATTTTTAAATGTAAGTCATTTAAGTAGTGACTACCCATCAACAACGGTTAATGGTGTTACGGCAGGTAGTAATGTTGGTATAGATTCTTATACTAATACCAATCAACAATTATATTTTAACTCGTTTTCATATAAACCACAAACCGTAGAACTTTGGGATACATTCACAGGTACAAGTTTGGGGATACCATATACTTATACTGCAGTTACAAGTTCTAAGTATTCGGCGTTCACCTCCAATTTACTTAGTTATTATTCAAGTATGGATAATCGTTCTCCAAATAATTTTGTGGCAAATTGTGGTGGAATAAATGTAATAAATGTTACACGTCTAAATAACCCAAATGTTGCATTAGTGAGCTTAACAAATGGAATTAAAGTAAATCCCAATAATAAATTTTCTTGGTATATTCAGACAACAGGTCGTACATCGTGTAACGCTTGTGGTGAATTTCAATCTAACACCACAAATAGAATTAGTTCACTCTACAAAAACCATCCAACAAATGTTGGAAAAAACAGTCCTGCAATAATTGAAAATAAAGGTTATTTCCCGAATGAAATAGTTGAGGGTGGTCCTTTAATGTATACTAATATGAACTTAGGTTTTGTGGCGACAGGTCCAACAAATGTTAATAGTGGTTCATTATATCCTAGTCCTAGTAGTTGTGGAGGTGGTAATTCAGGACATAATTACATCTATAACACAAGTGGTGTAAAATGTGGTGGTCAATATTATTTTTATATAACATCAAATTATTATTCACCAATTTATGATACGACAGGTAACACTTTAAATTTTAGTTTAGGTTCAAATGATAATCAAATAGTTATGAGGGGAGATAGGTTACCAACCTCAACTAATATTGAAGAATACTGTTGTAATGCTATGGTTTTACAAAAAAATAATAAGTTTCAAATATTTTTAATACCGGAAGAAGGTGTTTTAAATATTACAAGTAGTCCTGGTACAACAGAAGGCGCTGGTAGCGGTGATTTAGAATATCTTTATGAAGATTTGGTTGGGTCTGAAGGTGTTGCAACGGTTTTTGAAACGTTTAGTTGTGGTGGTTCAGTTCCTTTAAGTTGTTATGAATGTGAAAAAACTGGTTCAAACGGTACTATCACTGTTAGTACAGGAAGTTGTGATGAATGTTTAGGTAAAAGTATCTTTGTAGGTGGATGTTATAAGTTTGTTACAACAATATTTTTATCTTTGGGTTGTGATATTAGTAATATGTTTGAATGGATTGCTAGAAATTTAATTATTTTAGGTGCTTGTCGAAACGTATTTTCACATAGATTTATAAATAATTGGGTTAATGGTGTGTTATACGCTTTTCCAATTAAAACTGAAGTTAGAGGATTTACTTCACCAACATCACCAACACCAAACCAACCTATTATTTCATATTGTAATGCTGCGGTTATATTACACCCCCAAACAAGAAATTTATATTATAGAGCAACACCTTATGATATAAGTACTAATGAATTTAAAACACGTGGTAATAGTAATGGTATGGGATTCCCAACAACTATTATGGATTTGGGTCCTAGAGCGGATTATTTACAAGAATTGGTTATGTCGGATGATTATGATGGTTATGTTGCAAATAAATTAGATTCATCATCATTTGGTACCGTTGATGATATATTAAATTTATTTATAGTAAGTAGATTTGTTGGTAATAATATTTTAGATTTAATACTTAAGTCTAACATTTTAGCTTATTTTTCTAATAGTCGAAGTAGTAAAGGTGCGGGTGGTGGAAAATTTATGATTGATGCGGATTACGCTCAATTAATCTCTATTAACTCTGAATTAGGTGTTGCACCATTTTTATCAAGTAATTATCCTGACGCACCTAATAGAGTTAAGGCTGGGTCTTTTGTTATTGGTGACCAATATAAAATTATAAAACTTGGTGTACCAACCCCAACAGATTTTACACAAATAGGTGCTCCTCCGGGATACGGTATCGGAACAATATTTACTGCTACTGGACCGGGTACAGGTGATGGTCAAGCGTTAGTTATTCCGGCTTTACAAAATCCAATATTTTTTGATTGTGATAATGTATTAGGTATTTTCTTCTCATCTGACACTCAGACCAGAGATTATATTACTCCCAAGAGAACTATTATATCTCCTTCGGCAACTACCCAAAGTATTTGTGCATTCAACAATTTTTCAGTATACTCACAAGTAGTTCCTCTATCTCAATGGAGGATAGGTACAGACCCAATTGATTATGATAGTAATACCGATTCTATATTTGGAAGACAATTTAATAATTGGGATTTTATTGTTAGTGGTAATACGGTATTTTCTCATAGATATCAATCGTTAGATAGGTTACTCGAAACCTCAAGATATTTTAGAAGTGATAATATTAGTCAAACACAATATCAAAAAGGGTATATTTACGCTGTGGATAATGATGGACATATAAGTGCTGACCCTCAATATTGGAATGAAAATTCTGATAAAATAGATTTAGTAACCGTAGGTGCTCCATTCCATTTTTATTTTGGTTTAAGACGTGGGTCATCTGCTTTTGATAGATTCAGAACAAAATGGATAAACACAAGTAACGTAACAAATTAATATGGATGATATAAGAATTGTTTTAGGTTCATTACGATTTAAAACATCGACCAATACAGATTTATCTATACCAACACCATTAGTTCAGAATTCAAAAAATTTACAAGAATTTGATAGAAGTGTTGATGTTAATCTTGCTCAAGTGTTTGATGATGAGAGACAAAAATCAACAACATTTAGACCTGTTTGTAAATTTCAATTATTATATGAAAACGCGTATACAGGGTCAACAAATTATCCCCCATTAGAGAATAATTTATATTATATAAATGAAACTATCTCATTGTTACAACAATGTAACGCTAGCGCGGGAGCAATTAGTTGGCAAGGATTTCCTCAATATCACGAGT